TCTCTATTTTTTTTGTAATATTTTTTATTATAAGCTAAATATTTTTCCTTATTATTTTCATAACGTATTTTATGATATTCTTTAAATTCATTTTTATGTTTTTCATAATATCTTTTTTGATTTTTTAATATTTGTTCTCTATTTTTTTTATAATATTCTTTGCTGTAATTACTAATTTTTATCGCCCCTTGAAATTTCAAAATCTCTTGAAAAATAAGTATCTTTTGTATAAAACCCAATTTCTAAATGATATTTTCCGGCAAAATAAGTTATTGCTTTCATATCTTTTAAAAATAATCTTTTGGATCTTAAGATATCCATAGTTGCATTAAATAAATTTTCATTTGAATTTTTATCCATATTTAGTTTTAAAATTTTACCTTTTATATATTTTTTAGTTACTTTTCCAAATTTAACAGGTTTCAAAATTTACTCCTTAATATGTGGGTATTTATTTATAAGCTTGATTTCCTTATGTTTTATTTCTTTGATTATATCTTCATCCTTAACATTAAATACTATTTTTAAGGATCTAAGTATCATATACACATGAGCGATTTCCTTCATAACAAGATTCTCAAGTATTTTTTGAGGGAAATAAACTAATTTTGTCTGAGTTTTTATTAATAATTCCAGTAGTTCAATTAATTCTTCCATAGACTTTTTTATTTGGCCCTCTTTTCCTACCTGTTCAACTAATTTTTTATAATTCATTATTTATCCTCACTTTCATTCTGATCTATTCCTAATTCTTCTTTAAGTGATTGAGCGCTTAAAAACGCTGTCATATCGTGTAAATCATTGATCATATAATCAAACCCCATATTTACATATTTTGTATGATTCTTATGTTTTCTTAATTCTATTAAATCGGTTATTACATCATCTATTTTATCCCTTATTGTTTGATAATCCATTATTTAATATCCCCTTTAAAAATTGTTTTTATATCCTGATATACTAAACACACAACTATAAGTTCCGGCAATATAAAAAAAATATAAGTATTTAATAAATTTGTTCGTTTTTCCCCATAAACATTTTTTATAATTTGGGCCTCTTCTCTAGTTTCTTTACTATCTTTTAAAATAGCTTGAAGAATAATAAAGATCCAACTAAACAAGTAAATTGCTAATCTAATCGTAAAAAGTATCCAAAACATTTCTTTTCCCACTTCCCAACAAATCAAAATTACTTTTTCTTAAAAAACTATATCTGCCAAAGCTAGTTTCAAAAAATACATGGGTATAACTTAACCCCATAGATTTGATAAAATCTATATTAATTTCTATATGAAATCCTTTTTTTGAAATATTTAATGTATTATCACTTTCACATATACCACATTCAAATTCATTATCTATTGGGTTTCTTTCTAAAAATCTTTTTAAAGTTTTAATATTCATTCAATCCTCCTATACCATAATCTTATCTGGAATAGGTATATCCTGTTTTTGTGGCCGCCATAAATGCAAAACATAAGGATGCAAATTAACATAATCTTTTTTTGCTGGATGTAATTGCATTACAACTTCATCTTCATGAAAAAAGATATCTTTGATCCGGCACATTTCCTCCCAGGTTAAACATCTATCATAATATGATGCCGAAACATGATCCCATCCGTTATCAAAAGAAAACACTATTGTTACTTCTTTCTTTTCCGGTGGGAAATAACAAATTGCCCAGCCGCCGTCACCTTCTTTATAATCTTTTATTGATATTCTTGATTTCCTTAATTCATCTATATTTTTCATTAATTATCCTCCAAATAATTTTTTTAATATTTTAAATTTTAATTTTTCTTTTTGCTCTGGTTCTGGCTCCTTTTTCTTTCTTGGTAATAATATTTTGCCATACCTGGTTATAAAATAAATATAATCACAATCAACTTGTAAAGAATTTATCAAAGTAATATCAACTTCAAATTTTATATATTGATATTTTCCTGTGATTTTCAAAATATTGTCCTGGCCTATGATATAAAATATTTGATTATCAATTTCATTGTTTTTAAGAAATTGCTTTATAAATCTTTTATGCATTATTTTTCCTTTCAATTAGTTTATCCATATATTCAATATGGATTTTTGTAGCTGTTCCAAAATCGACATTTTTTAATGCCATTATTTTCAATACATTAGCCATTAAAAAAGCCTGGTTTGATAATGCTTTATAATCATTTTTTTCTTTAACATTTTGACTTAAACAAAATTCGTATTCTTTATTATTTTTTCTGGCCTTTAATATTAAAACATGATCAATATTATTTATATCTAATTTTGTTCCATCTTCTAATATTATATATTTGACTTGAAAATCAGATTTTCCTTTAAATTCCAAATTACTTTTATTTTTCATTGGTACCACTCCTTATTATAATTTCATTTTCATTACAAACCTTTACAATAAATGGTTGTAATATTTGGGCTATTTCCGGGTAACTCAAATGGTCATCTTCTTTTAAATTTAAAAATTTGGCCGTTACATCCGATCCCGATTCTAAGTCTATTAATCTGGCTGTAGTTGTTATAATTATTATTCTTCTATTTGACCAAATTTGGTCCATATCAATGGCCGCATTTAAAATAATTACAGATCCGGCCTTTATAATATTTTCTTTTATATTTTCAATAATTATTCTATTCATCTTTTACCTCTTTTTTTTATTATTTTGTATAGCAGTAATATTGCTATTATCATAACTAATATTGACTTGTCCGAAGTCTAATTCATCTTCTATAATATCAACAATTTCTTTTGCAACATCAATATTAAAAATGTTATTTTCCATTAAACATTTATCAATCTTTTTTAATATTTTTTGTCGATCCATCTTTTATTCCTCCAATAAATAAATTTCATTATGATTATTATTCATGATAAAATATTTATTTTCTATTTCATCATGAATATAATATGTGTTATATTTTCCTATTTTAATAATTTCACCTTGAAAATATGATTCAAAGCATTTATCAAATTGAACTATTTCGCCAAATAATTCAATTAAAAATTCTTTTGTACAATGATGATATAACCCACCAATAATTAAATCTGTATTAGCTTTTATTTTAACTTTATCGCCTATTTTTAATTCGGTCTTATTCATCTTTTAAATCCTCATCCTCTTCCCAATCAGTCAAATCAATCCAATCAATTTTAACTTTTGGATCTTTTTTCTTATTTACAATTTCTTTTTTTATATATTCTTTTAAATCTATAATTTGGGTTTTAAGTTCTTTTATTATTTTTATTAGTTCTTCTATTTCTTTATGATTCATCCTACATCTTCCTTTGTTTTTGTTATTAAAATAGATGCCTCCATTCGGTTTAAGTCCCAAATGGGGTAGTCCGGATAATAGGACCTAATAAATTTTATTTGGCCCTGGGTCGGTTTTAACTTTCCCCACCTTTTTATCCTGTCCAGATCCCAAAGCATAATTTGATCTGAATGATTTTTGACTAAATGTATGTACATTAAGTCAAAAACTTTTTGTAATCTGTACTTTTTCTTTTTGCCCTGAATATATCCTAATTTATCCGGAGCCGGTATTACTTTTTTAAATCCGGGAAAACTGATCGTAAAACTTCCATCTGGATTCAATATGTAATTTACATTGTGCATATCATACCCAAATGTTTTTTTAAATAATTGAACATTCCTAACATTTTTGATCCAGGACTTAGGATTATCAATTTCTTTACTAATAAAATTTGATAAATCAAAAATATTAGAATCTATTTTATTTGGTTCAAGACTTGTTGAGTATAAATCTAATCCAAATAAACAAGGGGCCATACATAAATTTAAACTATGAGATCCTACACAATCTATTAATAATAATTCTTTTTTACCTGGATAAAGCCTTAAACCTCTCCCAACCATTTGCGTATATAAAGTGACACTTTTTGTCGGTCTTGCTATTATGATCGTTTCAATTAATGGAAGGTCAGTTCCTTCCGTAAAAATCAAACAATTAATTAAACATCTAAATTTTTTATTAGTAAAATCATCAATTAATTGTTTTCTATCTTCTTTTGATGTTTTACTATCAATTACTTTAGATCCAGGGATAAGTTTTTGTATATTATAGCAATGTGCGACCGATACACAAAAAATAATTGTTTGTCCCTTGCTATATTTAAAATATGTTTCGGCAACGGCCTCATTTGCTTTATCTATATTAACCGCGGCATTTAATAACTTTTCTTGATAATCCCCCATTTTTAACCTGACATTTTTTAAAGAATATCCAATATTCACAGATTTGCAATGAATGTTTGATAAATAATTATTTAAGATCCCCCACTTTACGGATCTTTCAAAAATTATTTCATCAAAAATATTATCAAGCCTTATGTTATCAGCCCGGTTTGGCGTTGCGGTAAAACCCAACAATTTATTTGGTTGGAAATGTTCAATTATTTCTCTATACCGTTGCGCGGCGCTGTGGTGCGCCTCATCAATTATTATTATTTCAAAATGTCTTTTACCAAACTTTTCATACCTTCGACAAAAAGTTTGGACCGTACTAATAACAACTTTTTCGCCATTACTGTAATTTTCTCCTAATTCAATTGCATTACTACAATTAAGATATTTCATTGGTTGATAAACTAATTCTGTCCTGTGAGATAAAATTAGTATTTTCCCTTTTATAAATTTACTCAATTCAGTAAATATTACAGTTTTCCCAAGTCCAGTAGCTAATTGAATTAAATAGCCGCCTGGACCTTTATTCAAAATTGTATTTAAACATTCTCTTTGGTAATCCCTAAGAATAATATCCATAATTACCGCCTCGAATGTTATTTTTTCGCTTTATCTTTTAATGCTTTTTCGATTTCGTCCGGTTTTGCCTTTTCGGCATATTGGATCATTTTGATTAATTCCAACCTGGGTATTTCTTTTTTGCTTTTTACTTTAAATGCTTTTTTTATTAATTCTGATATTTCATTATCAATATATTCTTTTGTAAATTTTTTATTAAAAACAGCGTAAAACCTTCTCAAATCTGTTTGATTTGCTAAAGCCTGGTTTGGCTTTGTCTCTTGACTTTTTGGTTTACTATTTAAATTTTTCTTTTGTGGAGGTAATTGTTGAGGATATTTATTTTCGATTATATCCGTACTGTTAAGCCTTAAAGCGCAACAATACGCATACCTTTTAACATATGTTAGTATTGCCCCATACGATTGGACATCATTTGGAATAGATGCCAACCTTGGAGTATCTTTAATTTTTTCAATTGAAATTACACAATCTCTTGTTTTATCACTTAAATCATCATACCAAACTACATGAACGCTGATTTGCGAAATTTCCATAATTTCAATATTTAGCTCGTATTTTTCTAACAGTGGATTGAGATATTTAAATATTGATTCAAGTGAATAATAACCACTTTTGCTATTACTCGTTTTGCTTAAATCATCTTTGCTCAAAGATTTAAAGCATTCATTTTGGACCATTTTTATTCTTTTGTTGAAATCATTTAAATCATTTTTTTCCATAATTCCCCGATTCCAACGGCAATAATAAAAATCACTGTTTTAATTATATCATTCCCCAATAAACATTTGATCTTGATTTACATCAAAATATTCACAGATACGAGCGCGAATCTGATATTTTGGGTATTTAAATTCATTTTCGATTTGTCTTAATTGATGAATCGAAATTTTGAGTTTTTTTGCTAGATATTCTTGTGTTAATCTTTTCCAAACTCGATATTTCCTAACTTTATTATTTATCTTTAGATTTTGCATTATTTCCTTTTCTCCTTTCATTTTCCCTTATTAACACTTTTCTATCCTGTTCTGTTAGTGTAGTTTTCATGTTTACCTCCTTATTTATCATATTTAAATAATACTACATTTTTATAGAGTATTCAATGTTTTTGTAGAGTCGAATAATAAAAAATGATATAATAAAAAAATAAAAGTTAAAGGATGTTTTGAAATGAAAAAAAATCTTTGTAGCTGTGGAAGGGTAATACCAAAAGGTATTACAAAATGTTTTATTTGTAATACTAAAAGTTTTAAAGAAACTTATAAAAAATCAAGACCGGAGACATATATTTTTGAAGTTATATTGCCTAAAAATCATAATTATTTAGAAAATATAACTGAAATAAAATTTATTGATAATAACGGTAAAAAAATGATAATTCTAAGGTCTATAAATGATTTTTTTATTATTTCAAATTGTATTGAAAAATATTGCAAAGAAAAAAATTTAATCAGGCCACAAATTATTCTAGACTTAAATAATGGCAAAATCATATTAAATAAATTCAGTATAGGAGAAAAAAATAAATGTTAGTGAAATTACATATAGATCCAGACATAAGTATAAAAGATTTGAGAAATTTAAAAGAAGATTTAAGAGATAAGAAGATCCATGTATATAAAATTTATTGTAATTTGTCATCCGATTTAATAAAAATACATTTATCGGATTCTACTCAAAATTTAGATACAATATTTAAACAATATCCGTTAATTAAAAATTTTAAAAAAATAATATGATATAATAATTTTATTCTAATAATACATAATTTAAAATTTAACTAGGGGACTAGTTATTTTTTTATTTATTAATATATGCATCTTTTCCCACTGCATATGCATAACCTACAATCGTTCCTAGCAATAACATTATTGAATCTTTATCAAGTATTTTGACTAAAGATAAAGTAGTTATACAAATAAGAATCATTATTTGTAAAATAATTTTATATAATTTATCATTCATTTTTTACCCTTCTTTTTTTTGGATTCATAAAAAAAACTACCAGCCATAAAGGCTCCTATTGCAATAGCTGTCAATGTTAATTCCATAATTTCACCCTTTTCTTTTATTGTAATTGTGTTACTTTCATATAACTTCCGACTTTCATTGCTGTTGTTTTGCCCGATTGTGCGGAATGTTGCGCCCATCTCAATTGTAAAGTTCCCCCATCATTTCCCGTTGAAACAACAAATTTTTCATGTACATATGTTGCCGGAGGATCTCCACTAACTACACCATAAGCAAGTGAAGTTGTAAGATCATCATAACAACCTATTTTAACAGTAGAAGAGTTATTTACATCAGTAACCGTTGTATTATGAGTTTGATAAAATCTTTTTCCCATTAACGTAATATCGCCACTTGCGGACCATGCGCATTTTATATCTGTTGAGGTATCGCTGGCATTAACCCCTAGATTTAAATCTATTTCAAATATTCCATTTTGTGGCAATGTAACATATAGCTCGTCATCATCTTCTAAAGTAGAACTATCAGTAATATTTTGTTGAGTTCCTTTATAAATAAAACTTTTAAATTCTTGTGTATGTAATAAAATCATATCTACGCTAATACTTACCTCAGCGCTTGGGGCATCTTCTAAATAAATATCAATTCCTCTTATTGCGCTCCAATCTGGCGATCCGTATGTATCAAAATCAGATTTTTTTAATTTTACAATATTTTTTCCGGCCTTTAATAAATGCTCGAATCTATACCAAAAATAGTTGTCCCAGGTTCCAAATACTTCATTATAAAATCCTATATCTACATGAGTTATATTTGAAAGATCCCCGGAAGACACATAAACAAATAATGTAATTATATCGTCTGTACTTGAAGCATATCCGTCCGCATGAGTTGTTAAATCCATTATTTTTGATAAATGTATTCCGTCCTCATTGGCATCGCCTGTTAGTTTTACACTTTTACCATTCATTATATAATTAGTGGAATCTTCTGAAAATACACCGTTATCCGTTCCGGCCCAAGCTTTAGATTCCCAAGAATCTTTTACACTTGCCAGAATTGTAGTATGTTTGTATCTACTCAAATCATTCATTACAAATTGCATTTCATCAACTTTATAAGTTAAATTCCCATAATTTGTAGCATTTAAAACAGTTGAATCATTTACTATATCTTCGGCATTGTTTTTGTCTTGAATATATGCAGTCATAAAATTTCCCCCTTTTATACTATTGTTGGTCTTTGAACAATATCAATTCGCCTAATTGTAATTTCTTTTGATGAAGTTTTTGCAACATTTGGAACCATATAAACTCTAGACATTAATTTTCCAGTATCAGCGCCAGCCCCAGCGGCCCAATTTTCGCTTGCGGTACTAACATAAATTCCAATTTCTTTTATTGTCTCACCGTTTGCCTCGTTTTTAGTAATTACAAATTCTGTTGTTAAATATCCGGTAGCAATTTTGGTAGGACCGGCTTCAACAGGAACCCTATAAACTTCATTTCCTAATTTATAATTATCGGCCGATAATGGATAACTAGTGCCGTCATCATCACCAATTGCGCAATGCATGATTTCGAGGTCCGGTGCTACGCCCTGGTATATTTGGACTTCTTCATCTAAAATTGTATTCATTATTAAATTATTTAATCTTTTTTTAAAAGTTAAAACCCCAGACTCCCTGACTTCAATTTCAAAAATTCCTATTCTTTTTTTATATTCTTTAATCATAAATATTGGCCTCCGATTCCTTTGTTCCACCCAATACCGTTGATTCACTAACATAAGTTGATTCACTGACATATAATAAAGGGTTATATACATTTAATTCATATTGTCCATCATGATTTATTTTTTCAAATTGATTTTTTAATATGACTAGGACTTCACTATCATTTATACTAAATTTTTTATCCCTTTTTAAAAGTTCTTCAAAATATAATTCCCAGCCACCTACAAGCGCGCCATCTAATCCGGTTATATTATATTCAATATGTGTTGGATCTAATTGATGCATTTGTACTTGATTTATTAAAAAATATTCATTAATATTCCAGCTAGTTTTTTCAACTTTCAATAAATAGCCTAAAGACCATTTAAAATTATCGTTTTCAGTACTAAAAGTTATTCGATCTGCTATATCTCCATATTTTTTTAATATTCCACTAGCAAATTGAATTCCAACCGGGATATTATCCATTGCTGGCTCCTCAACAACTTTTTCATAAATTCCACTACAACCGGCCGGCGTTGACGTTCCAGTTAATGCATGATCTTCAATTGTGGCCCTTCTTCTAATTTGTTCCTGGTCATCAACAATAATAAATAAATCTCTCAATCCTATATAAGTAATTCTTATTAAATCGCCTACTCCAAGAACTGTCCCACCTGAATCTTGGGTTATGTCTGGCGAATTATAAGTAAAATAAAAATCATATGTTCCGTCCTCATCAATTCCATTAACGCCGCAAGTTTTTGTTACCCAACCGCCACCACTAACATTAGTTTCAATTGTTGGTGTTTCTGCTAGGGGAAATCTACATGTAAATGTTTTAGAGCTACCATCTGGCAACGGCGACGGCGTTTCATTTGTTTGCTCTGCTGTTCTAGCTTTACCTCCCCTTAAATATTGGGTATTCCTATAAACACTCATATTTCTTGATTGCTTAAAATTTCTATGATAAATATTAGAATCTAATTTTGTTGGCAAATAATCGTTTGCTATATAAAAAAAATATAATTTTTTTGATTTGTCGGCAATATACCAGGTATAACCATATACTAAACTTTGTAACAAGTTTAATGCCTCATAGCATGTAATATAATTAAAAGATATTCTTTCAATCTGTAAATCACAATCAATATGACCATATGTAACGCCCTCTTGCGCTAAAATTGGTAAAATATGATCAATAATTGTATTGCCGACATTTTTGTTCTCTATAATATCCCCAACTATCCGTCGTTCGGCAATTTTACACCAACAGACACAATTAATTGAATAATATATATTTGTATCATTTCCCCAAGGATCTTGTTTATCAATTGTTTTTATATATCCGTCAAATAAGACCTCGTCATCAAAATTATAAAATCTAACTTGAGCGCCAAGGTTTACATTACTTAAAGTTTTCAAATTTGTAATTGTTGCAGAAAATGAAGTTTTAGCATCAAGATCCGCAATAAAATTCCAATTAGAATCTATTCCAACTTCTCTTAATTCTTCATTTTCTACGTCCCAAATTTCTAAATAAAAACTATCAGCCATTTAATTACCTACTTCCAAAACCCATAAACTCCAATCTATTAATAACTGGTTGCATCATTTTACTAACATCCTGTTGATTAAAGAATTTAGGATTTAATATTTGTAATATTAGTTTTGATTTTCCGGATGTTCCAGCCCCTAAATTATTTGATGCCGATATTCCAAGATTTTTTATTTTAGTGTTTAGATCCATTTCTCCGGATATTTCCTCCATTGCTGCCCTTAATAAGCTTTTTTTAGCTAACATTGTTTTTGATAACATTGTAATCATATTTGGCCCCCATTTATCGGCTGTTGATCCAGGCCCTTCTTTCGTTGGACTTCTAAATCCAAGAAAATCCGCAATTATTCCGGCGGCCTTAGAGGCTTTATCTTTTAAAAACCAAAAAGCGGCCTCAATTCCTCGACCTAAAGCTTTTATAGCATTATATCCGGCAGTCCACATTTTTGCGCCAATACTCTTAACATCAGAAACCATTTTTGCTAAGGCTTTTACTACGGCCCTTTTTGCATCGTCCATTGCTTGTTTTACTTTAAGCGCAAATTTAACCAACCATTTAGCGGCATCATAAGCTTTCTTTGCTTGCCTAACTAAAGTTGTAGCAAAACTTATAATATTTTTAATAGCTTTTGCAATTTCTTTTCTGTGAGCAACAACAAAATTTGCGCCTCTTTTTATATATTCAGCAAATATTGCTAGGGCCTTTACACCTGCATTTTTTAAACTATTAGCAAATTTTATTATTTCATTTTTTAAAGTTTTCATTTTTTTCCAAAACTCTTCCGCTTCTTTTTTGCTAAATTTAAATTTTTTAATTAGCAAATCAACAACTTTTTGCTTATCACCATCAAACATAGCTTTTATAAGTTTGCCTACATTTTTTATAACTTCTATTGCTTTTTTTACTGCATTTCTAACCTGAACTATTTTTTGTGTAAACATAGCCGCTTGCGCTGAAGATAAACCCATTTTTTGAGTTAAAATATTTAGAGCATTAGATAAATTTCCCTGTATTATATTTTTTATTGCTTCAAACATATTTTTTAAAAAATTAAAAGCTTTTTGAAGTATTCCGGTTTTATATGCTACTAATCCAATCATTGTAATAAAACCACCTATAGCCGCGATAAGTGGAAATATTGCCGCAATTGCGGCCGCTACTGGTAATCCGATTGTACCAATCGCCGCGACTAATCCACCAATTAAAGTTATTGCCGTTCCTATTACAACTAAAAGCGGACCTATTCCGGCCGCGACTAAAGCCGCGATTATTACGATTTTTTGCATGGCTGGACTTAAATTGTGAAATCTATCCATTAATTTATTAACAATTTGTATAGCCTTAGTAAAATAGGGAAGAAATATTGCTCCGATTTTTGCTCCGGACTCTTTTATTCCTTCTGTAAAAATTCTCATTTGGTTTGCCGCGCTTTTTTGTGTTCTTTTAAAATCACCAATTGAATTTTTACTAGCCTTCATAATATAGTTATATCTTAATTGGATCTTTTCGGCCTGGGTCATTTCGTCATATTCTTTTTTAATTCCTTGTGCAGAAGCAAAACGCTCTAAATTTGCAACAGTCATAACAATTCCTAATCTTTTCAATGCCTCAGTCTCTCCGGTATAAGCTCCGGTTAATGCTATGTGGATTTCTTCAGGTTTCATATTTTTAAAACTTGCCATGTCTCCGGTTAAATCAACAAGATTCATAGCCATGTCTTTTGCCTGTTTACTGTTTAATCCCATAGCCGTTCCCATATCGCCAAAGGTGGCGGCCATGTCTAAAGCTGTTCCTTTTGCAAGTCCGACACTTTTTAGTGTACGATTTGACCATTTTAAAACTTCTTTAGAAGCCTCACCAAAAACAACTTGAGTTTTTGATATGGTTTCGTTCATGTCACTTGCTTGTTTTATAGCCCCAGCAATCCCAGCTAGAATTGGAGCGGTAACAAATGTAGACATAAAAAATCCGGCACTTTTAACACTATTTCCAACGGATTTCATCCCATTTCCTAAAGATTGAAGTCTTTTACTAAATGTCATTGAATTATTGCTAACATTGTTCATTTCATGTCTAAGCCCTTGTAAATCGTCCTCGGCTTCTTCTGCTTCGTCTCCAAATCCTTGTAATCGTCTTTCATTTTGCCAAAATCGTCTTGTCAATTCTTCCATACTTTCCGAAGTCCGATCGCTTGAGGTCCTAACATTTCTCAATCCGCTAATTGCATTAGCCGCGTTTAAAACAACGCTTCCGGCTAATCTAAAAACATCAAAAGCCAATTTTGCCACCTCCTTACTTTATAAATTTTGATACTTTTTGATTATGATGTTTTTGATCTTTTTTAATTCTCGGTTTATGAAAATCTTTGTTTTGATCTAAAAGCTTCATTGCTTTTTGTGCCTTTTGTCTTGCCATTTCAAGGTCTTTTTCTTTTTCTTCTTTAGTTCTATTTTTCATTCTCACAAACTCAAAGATTTTTTGTTTATATTCCTCAAAAGACATGTAATTGTTTTTGTCCATTAATGGCAATTCAACTAAATATCTTTTATATAAAAAATCTTCTAATATTTTGTCTTTTGCTACTTTTAAAATCTTTTCAGCATCTAGAAAATGCATATTTAGAATTGATCGTGGATCATGATATCTTGAGTATATTAAATCTAGTTCCTCGCTCCAATTGAGCTGAATACTAATGAAAAAAAATCTTTAAAATCCGGATCTTTAAAGAAATGTTTCCATAGCTTAAATTCTTTCAAAAATCCCAATTCTTCAATTTCTTTTTCCGGTACATTATAAATTGAAGCTATAAATTTTAAAGTATCAGGATCGGAATTATTCCAAGATAATAAGCCTTCTTTTACTATCTTTAATAATAAAACTATTTCGTTTTTATTTTTAAACTCTTCTAATTTTTCAGCATCAATTAATTTAGCAATTATTTTAGTAAAAAGGCCGACATGTTGCCTTTTCATAAAATAATTATATGTTTTGTTATTTATTTTAATTTCCATGATTAAATCCTTTCTAAACTAATAGAGGGAAAAGCCCCCCTATTAATCTTCCATTCTTATTGCCCAAGGTGGTGTCGTAGGTGTCGCAGTACCATAATGAGCTGTAAATTGTGTATCTAAAACAATATCGTCCTTATCTTTCATATTCATTTCAATTTTTCCATCACCTAAAGCATTGAAAATCAAAATTAAAGCATATTTTCCGTCTTTTCGTTCTCCTGCCCAGGTAATATTCTCGTGGTAATCAGCCGCCGCGACAGCTAAATCTTCTGTAATTTCATGGTAGGCCCCTTCATCTGAGACGGCTAACCCAGCAAAACAATCATCAAAATTTTGATAACTTAGATCCAATAATGGGAATGTTAACATTTGGACCGCCTTTGTGATAACCTTTAAACCCTCAGTCGGCCCATACATTCCGTTATAATCTTGATGTCTAAATTCCCTATCATCACTAAATTTAATATCGCCTCTTGTTGCTCCAATTTCTCGCTGGGTTCCCTCTCCGTATTCTTTATAACATATGCCGGTCCCTCTCCATAGATTAGTTGCGGTTGGGACGGCTGGCGTAATAGCTGCTCCCATGTTTTTCCACCTCCTTTATAATATTATTAAGATGTAAATTTAAATGCACAAGCCGTTATTGTGTCAAAATGATCCAAAGTAATAGTAACTTTTCCATCATCATCATTAAATCTATGTTTTGGGAATGGTCCTATTAACCAATCATCATCTTGAGGAATTGCAATTGCTACATCATGTACAGTTGTGCCGCCAAAATCGCAAGGTTGTGGATTATCAACCGTCGCGGTTAATTCTCCACTAGTTCCATCATTTTTTATATTAATTACGGTTTTTCCATCATTTACAAATGTAAATCCATCTGTAGCAGTTGCGGCATCATAATCAGCAGTATCACTGTAAGCCTCCACGCCGTTATAATCTACGGATTTTGGTGTTAAAGTAACAACAGCCATTTTAAAACCTCCCTATTTATAAAAATATGCTCTTACTAAAAATTCTAAAACTCTAGAGTTTAAATATTCATTGTTATCCTCCGATTCATCACTGTAATTATCGTCATAGAACATTTCAAAATTTAGAAATTCATCCTCATAACAAAAATGATCCAAGCCATTTAATTCAACACTTTTCATCATTTGAGACTCTAATATTTCAATCTCTGTGGTGTCGGTATTATTATCAATTAATTCAATAATATAAATAAAATCAGATTCATTTACATTATCGCCGTAACCGCGCTTTGAAATTATTGCATAAGGAAATTCAGTATTAGCCGGAGCTTTACGATTGTAAACTCTTGGTAAAAATTCTTTTACTTTTTCTTTAATTTGATATGTTAAATTGATCATGATATCAAATCCTTTTGAAATATTTACTGATTATAGCCTCAACCGCTTCTTTATTTTCCCGATAAAAACTTCTGATAAATCGTGTTTGTGGTAATTTACCTACACTTTTTCCAGTCTTTTTATGCCTTCTTATTCCTGTCCCTTTATCTAGAAATAAGCCATAAAAAGCGTCTCTACTAATCCCTACATAAACTTTTCTAATTACTTTCTCACTAAAGTTTATTCTTGATTGAACCGATTTTAAAAGTGTTCCGGTGATTTTATTAAATTTTACGTTTATTATTCTTCTTAATCTGTCCTTTAAAAAATGTTCGGATTCTTTTATTGAATTATCACAAGCTTTTAATATAGCCTTTTCAGCTTTATCAAAATTACTTTTATAACTAACTTTGTTCATTGCTTCTTACCTCCGCGGTAATTAACAATTTTCTATCTTCACTATTAACATTTATAATTTCAGTAAAATTATAATAGCTGCCATTCCAATAACCCCGGCAATTAGTGTTTATATCTGATCTATACCTAATTAGAATTATTGCTATTGAAGTATTGTTAATACTTTTTCCTAGTATATTTTCAGTTTGATTTATATGATTAATCCTGGCCCAAACAGTGTCCAATTCTGTCCAATTTTCTTTAAAAGATCCGTTTCTTGTTTCATTTATAGTCTTTGTTTGAATAACTAATCTTTTAGTTAATTTACCGGCCCGGATTTTTTTACTTTCATCAATTAATCCCTGTCTCATCTAAACCACCTAATTTTATATGGAGTCAATAGAGCCTTAACAGCAAAAGGCAATTCATAAACCTTTTTTTCACTTGTTGCCTCTCTATTTTCGTATAAATCCCCGGCTACTAATAAAATAGATTGCTTTATAGCTTCCGGTAAATTACTCGAAGTATGGCCGGCCTGATATCTTATTCTTACTGATCCGGTTGGATAAGGTGTATATGCTGGCCAACTTTGTCCATAAGCCGGATAAATACGTTCCGGAATAATATCTAAATTTGAAACATAATAAATACTATTCCAGGTATTTTCCGTCCCATCACTGTCAATATATTTAATACTAGTTATTGATTGGACCGGAGAATCAAGCAAATAAATTCCTTCACAAGGAAAATCATCTAATATTCCTTCTAAAGTTTTAGTGCCTATTGTTCGTCCTGTGAAATTTTCGCAATATTCGCGCGCCGCTGTAATTAAACCTGGCAAATATGCATCTTCATCCGAAGCATCAATTCTTAATTGTGTCTTTAGTTCGGATACACTAACTAATTCAGAGCTAACATCTGTAATTAATTTAATTTGTAAATCCATATTTGCCACCCCTTAACTAGTTGTATAAAGTTCTTGAATAATCCAATTTGTTCCATCATAATTAACAAATCTTTTATAAGTATCATATTCATAAAATATTGATCCCGGCGGGACTCCAGTTGGTTTGTCATCTGTTGAAGCCCCAATAAAAGTCTCAATATTCGTAATTCGATAAACAGCCATTTAATCAACTCCTAAGCACTCGCAGAAATAGCGCCATCACTAGACATTTTTTTATAATAAATAATAAAACTTACGGTTGCGCTATTATCGCCGCCACCATCTGCCCCAGATAAAATATCTATAGTGCCGCCACCTTTTAAAGTGATAGGATCTTGAAGTTTTAAAGCTCCATTTGCATCGGCTTGTAGCGCATCGGTAAATGTTCCGGTTATTCCTAATTTAGTTCCAACGGCCGCGGCTGTTAAATCTAAATTTCCGCAAATATCTGTATCTCCATATGATGTACTACTCCAAATTAGTTTTGTATTAACTGTTTCAGTATCAACGGCCCCATCTTCAATTAACCCCTCAATATGAGTAACTAAAACATCACCAGTAACATCAAAAATGGAATTTTGAACACTGTCTAAAACATCGGCTTTTGCTCTTGTTACTTTTATCCCTAATGGACTATAACTATTGGATATATCATTACCAGAACCGCCGGAGAATTTTGCACCGGCCCCAATATCATAGCCTTTTGTAACGATCCAGCTAGATCCGCCAATTGTATCAACAACATTTTTGGAATAATCTGTTGTACCGTTTACTCCAAATTTACAATTATCAATGATCATATTAGTACATGCAGTCGTAACAAAACCAATAACTGCAGTTGTAACTTTAGTTGCAAAATTACAATCTTTTATTAAAGCCCCATCAACACCAGCGAATGAAAGACATCTAACATTGGCATCGCCGCCAGTATATCCGGATTTATTACAATTTATAAATTGTGGTCTATCTCCGGTAACAGTCCAATCTGTTATAACTTCAATATCTGTTGTGTCTCTCCATTCGCAATCAATCATTTTGAAATCTGCGCCTGAAATTGTTCCATATGTTACAACACTATCAATACTTGTTACAAAAAGAATATTCTCAATTGTTATATTAGCCGCTGATATAACCCAAGTTGCATCAGCATGGCCAAAAGTTATAGTTGGCCTGTTAGATCCTTTTCCAAGTCCGATAATATGTACCCCGGCTTTATCGGCCGTCATTTTTGTTCCGGTTGTGCTATAAGTTTCCGTATGACCTGGCAAAACATATCCAACAACTTTTTTCCCGGCAGTTGCTAGGGAAAAAAGATAATCAATGCTTGCTAGGGGAATATCAGGACTATTTCCCGAACCGGCAGCATCATTTGCGTTGCTATTGCTAGAATCAATAAAATATACATCATATGGATGCTTAGCAAAATCTACTATATTTTGAGGACCGCCCGGAACGTTGCTAGAAAAAATTGCGCTTCTATTTGCCAAATTAAACCCCTCCTAATCTGCTATTGCCGCTGGCAATACATCTTCTGCATATTTTGGATCTAGATAAAAATTAACCGAAATAATATTTGCCGCGTTAGATCCTCCGCTGGTTACATATATGCAATCAAAATCATTTGCTAGGTCCAAACAAGTTGCTAGGTCTAATTGAAACCAGCAAACTTTTGTTGCTAGGTCCGCGGAAAAACTATAAGTCTTAGCAGCAGTACCCCTTGTTAAAGTATCAGCGGCCGAAACGTCGGCATTATACCAAATTTCGCAATTGCCAGATAAAGCCTTGTTGTCAGATAATGAGTTGCTAACATCTGTACATTGATAGATTGTAAAATCTGGAATTGCCGCATTTGCCTGAGCAACAATTACTTGTACCCAGGCCCTCTTTGCATTTTTCAAGCAAATTATATCTGAATCGGTCGCGCTATCAACTTGTGGCGCTAATCCGATAACATGTTTTAATTCTTCAGGTAAACACATTTTAGTGCTGTTCATTTTGATTCCTCCCTATAAAATTTCTATAATTATCTAGCTTGCAAAGTAATAAAAGATCCTCTTACATTGCTAGAATTTTTGATAGTTGTAGTAGTAGATTTTTTAGGCATACCATTGCATCTAAATATAATTCTGTAGGTGTTTTCTGCATATAAAAACTGTACATGCATAGAAACATCAAACTTCATACCGCCGTCATTTCCGGCCTTTCTGATCATCATATAATCGTTAAGGTCACAAAGAATAATATCCCCTTTATCTCCTAGTGCCTGGCAACAATCAGTTGGGATTACAGGTCTCCCAAATAAATTAGAATACCCATCTACACTTAAACCACCAGCAGGCAAATAAACAGGCACGCCACCGGTTCCAATTGTCATAGCCATTTTAGCCAGTTGTGTTTCTGCATCTGGATTTACTAACCAAACAGCATTTCTCCTTTTCATTCCTGGCATTCTGGCCCACATTTTCAATACATTATCATAAATAATTGTATCGGTTGTTTGTCCTGATTCTTTATTGACAGTCACAAGACATGGAGCTTTCAAAATTCCTAAAGGTACACCAGCGCCGGAACCATTTATAATAGCAATTTCGGCTTGTCTATCAACGGCGGTTGCAAAAGATTCATTGTACCAACTGGAAATAAATGCGGTATCCTCTTCTAATTCATCTGTTGCGTAAGCAATGGCCATCAATTTCTCAAGATCCATTGATTTTTTTGCAAGTTTTGGTTTGCTTGCTGTAACGGTTCCAGCCTCAGCGGCCCAATAGGCTATTACTCCACCATATACAGTAGTAGCAACGCTGGATTCGTCAACGTCCATCCATTTAACGCCCGAACCATTTACAGGCAACATATTTACTCTGGATAAAATTTGGCCAGTCTCAACAGCAGTTTCAAAAATTCTTCCGGCAAAATCCGGTTCTAGAGCAAAAGCCCCTTCCGATCCTATGCCTTCATTCATGCCACTTGCTCTCATTTCTCTTTCTCTTACTTCTTTTTCAACAATACTTAATCTTTGATCCGGAGCATTACCGGGAATGCTTGCGGTCCTAATACATTTTAATTGTTCGCCTAGTGTTCTAAATTGACGTTTATATTCGCTTTTTACCTCTGCAAATATTGGCGGTTTTACTGGATCGCTTTGTCTTGATTCCAGGTAATTATTTTCACCATCTAAAAATTTTTCTCTTTCTAATCTTTCTTCTTCGGCTTTTTCAGCGGCCTTAATTTTTTCTTTCATTTCATCATAATCTTTTTTTCTTTTATTCCAATTTTCCAATTCTTCTTTTGACATATTTTCTTTGTTTGTATCTCTTAATTCTTTTGCAATTTTTGCAAGTTCTTGTCTCATTTCATTAAGATTCATTGAGTGATACCTCCCTTAAAAACATTAACCTTTTTTTATATTCATTTCTTTCTTTATATAATTTATATGGATCGTTTTCTCTAGTATCTACGCTTGACGAACTATAGGCTGGCCATGCAGTTAATGAGATTTCCGGCAAATCAGCAGTAATAACGGTTCTAACTACATTTTCTTCGTCGGTTTCGTCCCATTCTTGCTTCCGCATAATAAATCCAACACTTACGCCGTCTATATCGCGCCTTTTAACACTTTCAACAGTATCATTGCCTATTGTATTATCTGGCAAATCAGCTTTGAACCATAACCCGGTATTATCCTCTTTAAATTCAATTGTTGCATATTTGCTCCGGGCCAAAACTTTAGTTGTATCGTGATTTAATAACAATTTTGTATCGGTGGATTTATCCTTTAAATAATCTCTAAAAGCGCCTTTTCTAAATTTTTCTCTATATGTAAACCACCAACCCAATTCTTCGGATAAAGTCTCCCATTCTAGGGCATAGCCTTCAATTTCTCGTTTTCCCTCTTTATCTTCCCTAATTTCAAAAATATTAGAAAAAATTCTAATCTCCTTGGTTTGGATCTCCGTTGGCAAAATTATCACCACCTTGATTATTATTTTTATTTGAAGCTTCGGTAATAGGGACCATATTTCCATTTACTAGAAATATGTCGCCACCGGCATCTTCTGGCATAGGGTTCATATCTTCCAATTCTCTTATGTCATTTGCGTTCATCCATCCATTTTGACGAGCGGTTGCATATCCTTGCATTCTTGTTGTAAAATCACCTCTTAAAAGTGCATCAACATTGAATTGTATAAAATATTTTTTTTTCTCCTGGTCGTTTAATAATCCCCTGGCTAAGGACTTTTCAAATCTCACAAGCCAGGGCCTTAAAGTGTTAGACACATACTCAATACCTTGATGCTCAATATTTGAAAAAGTTGCATTGCTAAGATCCGCTACTTTATGTGGAGGAATACGGAACCACCGGCAAATTTCCGGTATTTGATATTGTCTAGTTTGCAAAAATTGAGCATCTTCCGGAGGGATTCCAACCGGTTTATATTTCATGCCATTATCTAAAATAGCAATTTTATTTGCGTTATCTGGACCTCTGTATAATAAATTCCATTCGGTCCGTACTTCATCTTTATTTTTGCAGTGGCCGCCTTCTGGCAATTCGAGAACGCCACCCGGTTTTGTTCCATTCCCAAAAAAACTAGATCCAAATTTTTCGGTTGCCATTGTCAGCCCTAAAGATTCCCTAGCATATTCTAAAATTGATAAACCGGTAATACCATCCATAGTTAAACCGGTAATATTTATAATTTCATCTGTGGAAAAGTCT